AGCACCGCAGCTAACGGATTCTCATCTATCACTTTCGGTAACAGAGATCGTTATGGTCAATTCGTAGGTGTTGGTGGCAGCACAGGTCAAGTAGCTACTTATATCAGAACCGGAGCTACCACTAGAGCTCGTGCGTTGGTGGCATCTAACAAGATATTCCAGGTGAATATCACAGAGCCCGGTTCTGGTTATAGTTCTGAACCGACTATAACATTTACAGATCCCAACAACACCTTTGAAGCTCCTGTAACAGTAAGAAAAGGTTCAGGAGTATTAGCCAATCCATCGTTCGTAAATCGAGGCTCACAGTACGTTACCAGCAGCTGTGAAGTAGACATCGGCGACGGGTATGCCAACGTGTTCCAACCAGGAGCATTTGTAGCAGTGAGACAGATCACTGAACAACCAACTCCTGGATCTAATGTGGTGTTTGGACATCTGCCAGATCGCACATTCAAATTGGTAAATGTGATCACGTTCTTGGGAACCAACGCCGGTGCTTACACCGCATTCTTACAGATCAGTCCTAATTTAACCATCAGCGAAGCACCTGAAGATGCTGAGACGGTCACCACCAGACTGCGTTACAGTCAATGTCGTTTAACTGGGCATGACTTCTTGGACATTGGTACCGGCAGTTTCATAGAGACCAACTATCCTCTTGCTCCATTACAACCACCTATTCCGGCCAATGAAGCAGTTGACTCCAACGGCGGTCGTGTGTTCTTCACAAGCACGGATCAAGACGGAAACTTTAGGGTTGGTGATCTGTTTAACATTGAACAGAGCACTGGTATTGCTACATTGAATGCCGATGCATTTAACATTTCAGGACTGCAAGAACTTAATTTGGGCAACGTGACACTAGGTGGCGGTTCAGCTACTATCACTGAATTCTCAACCGATCCGTTCTTTACAGCAGATTCAGATAACATCGTACCTACACAGAGAGCTATCAAAGCCTATATCGCCAGTCAAATTGGTGGTGGTGGAGCTAGTTTGAACGTTAACTCTGTGACAGCAGGTTCGGTGTTTATCAGCAGTAATGTAATTACAACTACCACAGGCGGAGCAGTGAAGATGAATGCTACTTTTGATTTCAGAGGTGGAGTGATTGGACTACCCCTAGCATTTAATTACTTTTTGAACTAAATATATACATGGAGAAATAAATTATGGCAACAGGAAGACTAGGAGTAGCAAATCTATCAGCAGCGGTCAACACCACGGTGTATGACTGTCCAGACTCTACATTTGCAGTGGTAACTTTAAACGTAGTAAACAGAGGGTCAACAGCAGCTACTATTCAAGTGGCAATTTGTACCTCAACAACGGCAGCTACCCCTGATCCGTCAGAGTACATTGAATATGACGTGAGTCTAGCTGCCAAAGGCGTGTTAGAACGCACGGGTATTGTTATGGATGCAGATAAAAGATTAGTAGTCCGCTCAAGTGCAATAAATGTGAATGCTGTGGTCTACGGTATCGAAACATCAACAGCTTAATATAAGGACAGGATCATGGCAAGAAAAATCACAGGCGGACTTGTAGGTAGTTCGACATTATTAGGAACTATTCAAATTTCCGACGCTTCCATGGCCACAGCGGCGGATCAGGATATTACTCTTACTCCAGGCGGAACCGGCCGGGTTGTTTCCACTGCAAATTTTCAATTAAATGCGCAGAATGATTTGCGGTTTGCAGATGCCGATAGCTCAAATTATGTGGCTTTTCAAGCTCCAGCCTCAATTGCTACAAATTACACATGGACATTACCTAGTGTGGATGGCACAAGCGGACAATTTTTATCTACAGATGCTTCAGGTACTTTGAGTTGGGCCAGCGGAAGTGTATCACTATCAGATCAAACAGCGTCTGCGTCCACATTCTATCCAGTAATTAACAGTGCTACAAGCGGAACAGTGACTTCAGCTAATGTCAGCTCAACAAAACTAACATTTCAGCCTAGCACTGGAAGGTTAAGTTCCACTGTTCTACTTGCTACAGGTGGCGCAGCAGCAGCTTCAACTACTACAGGAGCATTGATTGTAACTGGCGGAGTTGGTATCAGTGGAGCATTATACGTAGGCGCAGATATATATTCATATGCATCTTCAGATATTAGACTAAAAGAAAATCTTTCAAAGATTGATAACAGCCTAGAAAAATTGTTAAAAATATCAGGATATCAGTATCACTGGAATAAAATTGCGCAAGAAATGTACCCAGAACGAACCATGCAGGACGTGGGAGTTATTGCTCAAGAAGTAAAAGAAATAGTACCATCAGCTGTGGCCGAAAGAGAGGACGGATATCTTGCTGTGAGATATGACAAACTGATTCCCTTGCTGATAGAAGCTGTCAAATCTCTTAAAGCAGAAATCGAAGATATGAAAAGAGGGATGTAAACATGCCGGTACAATTATCATGTTGCGGTATCGTATTTGCTAATGGCCAACACAAGTGCCGCATTGAAGAACAAGGAGAAATCTATGTCTGGAACCCCAACAATTGGACACCAGAAAATGGCGGCCGCTGTTGCGCATTTGTAGTACCTACTGGAACCACATCAATCAAATTTGAAATACTGTCAGGTGGTGGCCCAGGTGGCTCATCAGGTGGTGACTTCGATCACGGTTGTGGTGGTCAAGGTGGCAATTATGGCGTAAGATCACTGCAAAAATCAGTGCATGGATTTGTAGATGGCGCAGTATACACTGTGTGTGCCGCTGGCACATCACAGTGTAGCTGTTGCTGTTCATGTAACCAGAATTGCCGCCATGGATGTACTAGTTTCGTTAACGGCACTGGCCTGAGCAACTTCTGTGCCATTGGTGGTATGGGTGGGTCAACCTCATGGGACATGATCTCACAATGTTATAACTGTCACATTGGTAACATTCAATGCAGCGTGGGCAATTACAATGCGGGTTGGGTTAATCATGTCTGCAATACGCCAGTATACGGGTCTGATATGTGTTTTAGAGGCACATCTGGATCATACAATGCTCAATATGACTGCTGCGCTGATCACTTTTCTGTTGCAGGCGCACCTTCTGGACCAATTAGTACACGGCACGGAATTGGTGGTAAACACATGTGCGTGGGAAATTTGGCCTGCTGTTCAGCACATGCAGCTTTCCCAGGTGGCGGTGGTGCAGGACATGCAACTGCGTCAGTTAGTGCATGTTGGGGCAGTTTTGGCTCAGGTGGCCTTGTTAGAATAACGTACAGTTAAGGAGAAATTAGAAAATGCCAGTACAATTATCAAATTGTGGTATCGTTTATGCCAACAGCCAACATCAATGTAAAATTGCAGAACAGTATGAAATCTATGTCTGGAATCCCAACAATTGGACTCCAGAAAATGGTGGCCGCTGTTGCGCATTTACAGTACCTACAGGAACTACATCTATAAAATTTGAAATACTGTCAGGTGGTGGCCCAGGTGGCTCATCAGGTGGTGACCATGACCACGGAGCCGGCGGGCAAGGTGGTAATTATGGCGTAAGAACACTGCAAAAATCAGTACATGGATTTACAGATGGCTCAGTATACACAGTGTGTGCTGCTGGCTCATCAAATTGTAGCTGTTGCTGTTCATGTAACCAGAATTGCCGACATGGCTGCACCAGCTTTGTTAATGGCACTGGCTTGAGCAACTTCTGTGCCATTGGTGGTATGGGTGGGTCAACCTCATGGGACATGATCTCAAACTGCTATAACTGTCACATTGGTAACACACAGTGTAACGTGGGCAACTACAATGCAGGTTGGGTTAATCATGCCTGCGATACGCCAGTATATGGATCTGATATGTGTTTTAGAGGCACCACTGGATCATACAATCATCAATACAACTGTTGTGCTGATGCGTTCTCAGTGGCAGGCGGACCAAGCGGCCCGTTTAATGCCCCCCATGGAATTGGCGGCAAACATCGCTGCGTGGGTAACTTGGCCTGCTGTTCAGCACACGCGGCCTTCCCAGGTGGTGGCGGCGCAGGCCATGCAACCGACTCATCCAATGCATGCTGGGGCAGTTTTGGCGCAGGTGGCCTTGTTAGAATAACGTACAGTTAAGGAGAAATAAATGGCAAGGATAACTAAAATGCTAACATACAGTATACCGGATTGCTTATATTCGTTGGAAAATACGTTAGGCAAAACCAGTACGCAGTTATACGAAGGTCCAGAAGAAATAGTCTTGTGGCTCGATAAAGAAACTGGCTATTTGATGCAGGCGTTTGCACCAGAAGACGAACCAGATCGTCCGCTTCCGTTGGATCTCAAAAGAGAAATATTACGAGCAGACACTGATATAAACTGTTGCAAAATTGGATTGATCTATGGCGGATTAGAAACGCCAAAGATCTACGAAGTTTCTGTTGGACCAGTCGATCAACCAAATGCTACAGTTGTAGATCCTTCTGATATTAGAATCGTCTATGACAAAGACAGTGTAACTAGAGATTACACAGCACCGCTTCAATTCTTTGAGTACAAAAGAATTAGAGATGATGCTTTTATTAGAAAAATTAGAGATGCTAAGTTAAAAGAGAGTGATGGCAAAATTTCTCCGGATATGCCGGAAGCTCTACAGCAACAATGGCGGGATTATAGGCAAAAACTTAGAGATCTTCCTGTTGATTGGGCAGATGTACCTAGATATCTTGTGAGATTCCCGCGCAGTCCTGAAGACGGTCCTAATATGGAGTTTGAAGATCCGCATGTTCAGGTTATTAGAATCGCAGACAGAGATGCCTCCGATGCTGATGCTTTACAAAATCTACCTCCAGGCGTTTACTAATTTCGAATAGTATTGTGCTGACATTAGCACAATACTCAACGCTCGCTCACATTATTCTTAGAGGCCTAGCCCTCAAAATAAATATCGTACTAGATAGCAAAGGTCACGATATCAATGAAAAAAGCATTTTTTATAAATGGCGGCGCAGGCCGAGTACTATGTGCTATTCCCGCACTAGAGCACTATGTTAAAAACACTGATCCAACAGCAGTCATTGTTGTTGAAGGCTGGATCGATCTATATTTGACCAGTAAAATCTTAGCAAGTAATGTGCATCATGCCACCGATCCAAATCTTTTTGAAAAATTAAAAGATAGAGAAATCATAACTCCCGAACCGTATAAACTAAATGCATACTTCACTCAAAGATGCAATCTTGTGCAGGCGTTTGACATGCTAATCAACTATGATGTTCCGCCTGAAACCATCCCAGAAACCAAAGAATACAATATCTTTATCGGCAAAAAGGATATTGCACAAGCAAACGAACTAGTCAATGAAGCTAGGAATCATTTTAAAAAGCAACAAGTGATAATCTTCCAACCATTTGGGAAAACAGCTGGAGTACAAGGCAACACCATCGTTGACGAAAGTGGTAGATCATTCGAAGTTGATGATATTGTAAAAATACTTGAAGAACTGAATAAACATTACGCTGTTATAATGATGAGCGAGTTAAAAATTCCTGGAAACAAAGTACTAGGAGTAATGGTACCAGAGAGTGTTAGTTTATTACAATGGACTGCAATTATCAATGCTGCTGATTATTTCTTGGGCTGTGATTCGGTAGGACAGCATATTGCACATGCCCTGAAGAAACCAGGTACTGTGGTTATAGGCGGTACATTCCCTGAAAATATTTCGTATCCCGGTAGCGACACACTTACTATAATTGATAACGGCAAAGACGAAAGACGGTATTCTCCAATAAGAGTTGCAGTAGACATTAGAATTGATAGACATAATGAAAATCTAATGTTACTTACTGACGAAACCATCAAGACAATTACCAAAGGAATTAAAACTACATTAAGTAAAACTGCCAAGGCATATGTCGAATCCAAACAGCCTGCTGATTGTTCTGCGCCCGGTTGTTCTTAATAAATGTCACAAGGAAAAATAATGCAAAAAACAGGATACATTGCAGGTATTGCTCGAGGGCATAATGCAGGAGTTTGTCTTTTAAAAGATGGAAAAATTGTATTTTCTATTGAAGAAGAAAGACTATCTCGCTACAAATATGACGGCGGCCCGCTTGCGAGTATGATTAAAATTCTTGACTATACTGACAAGATCGATTATTTGGCAATATCTCACACACAAGATGATGACGAACCAATAAACGATTATGTAAGGCAAGATGTGTATTCTGCACTTGCTAGGAAGTTGAGATTAATCGACGATGTTAATACTCAAGTGTTTAAATATCACGATCAACACCATAGAAGTCACGCTGCGTTGGCATTTTATAGATCTGGATTTGAGAAAGCGAGCGCCGTAATCGTTGACGGTGCAGGTACATTTATTGAACGCCAAGACGGTCGAACCATGTTTGAAGTTGAAAGTATATATGATTGTTCATACCCTGCAAACTTTGAGGAAGTGTACAAGCATTTTGGAGGCAACGGACCTTGGAGGACTGAACACTACAACAGTGATGGGAACGGTACAGAAGTTATAGTTAATGATAAAGCAGGTATTGTTAAAGCATACGAAGCTGTTACTAGATTTTGTGGATTCGACTCGATAGAAGCGGGCAAAACCATGGGACTATTCCCCTACGGTGAGCCAAATAAAGCTCCAAAGATTTATGATAATTTTGGAGCAAATAAAAGTTTAATTGTTCCGACCTATCCCAATGGCGCACTAGTCAATGAAGAAGCCTATGCTGAGCTAGATGACAGGGTGTACGATCCAAAAGTTATTCATAGGTCGGTAACTGATCCCAACGATCAACGACAGATGCAGCGTTACAAACAACAGATGCTTGAAGCTGATGTAGAAGATGTAACACAATTGGCTTCTAGAAGAAATATGGCGTACAATGTCCAGACCGAATCGCAGCAATTGGTGCTTGATCTAATTTTAAAATCAATTCAACGTACAGGAAATAAGAATATTGTCATCAGTGGCGGATATGGGTTGAATTGTGTTGCTAACTATTTCTACTTACAGCACTTACCAGAAGGTGTAAAAATATACGTTGAGCCAGTATCAAACGATGCAGGTACTGCGATGGGTGCTGCACTTTATCATTACTATAAAACATCTCAAGATACAAAGGTAAGATCAAAAGATGAAAATTTATTTTTAGGTCCGGTACAACATATCACTGAAGATATAGTAATAGAAACCGCGGCCAAATACGGCGGCAGCGTAACAATAAATGTTGATTACAGAGATGTTATTAAGACTATTAGATCTAAAAACATCGTAGCATTATTTCAAGAACGATGCGAAAACGGTCCCAGAGCACTAGGCAATAGATCACTGATGTTTGATCCAACATTTGCTGACGGTAAAGATTTTGTTAATTTAATTAAAAAACGAGAATATTTTAGACCATTTGCTGCATCTGTATTACAAGATGATGTACATGATTGGTTTGATCTGCGTGGCATGGAAGATTCGCCGTCTATGATGTATGCTGTCAATTGTCAGCCGGGTGTCAAAGAAAAGATTCCAGCAGTTATACACGTCGATGGCACATGCAGAATTCAAACAGTGACTGAAGAACAAAACTTTCATTGGTATCACCTGATTAAAGAATTTAAAAATCAAACCGGCATTCCTGCATTATTTAATACCAGTTTTAACCTAGGTGGAGAACCATTGGTTGAGACCATCGACGATGCCATGCGTACTCTTTACAACTCAGGAATTAATTACATTTATTTTCCAGCTGTTAGGATGATGGTAGAGATTGAGCACAATGCCAGAGCATGATTAAAAAAATAAATGAGCAAGATGTATTTGCAGTTAATCCTAATTTTCAAGTGCATGTACATCAGTTAGGTGATACCAAATGCGTGATTGTTGATAATTTTTATCTGGATCCCGAAAAAGTTAGAGAATTAGCTCTGTCTATCCCTGCATCAAAGAGCATGATTAGAAATACATATCCTGGCTTGTCAATTAGTCTTGGAATCAATCTATCAAGTTTGGCCGAGATATTTGTTAAACTGATCAGCGAAAATTTCAATGACGGCCCCCGCAAGACTGATAAAGATATACGCGAGTCATTTAGGTTAATGACATTCTTAGTAAATGTAATGCAAGGACAAGACCAGCCAACTCCTCATAGAGATAGTGCAGATCCAGGTAGATTCGCAGCGTCTGTATATTTAAATTACGATGATGAATCCCACGGCGGTACAGCATTTTATTCTGAGACCGGACAAGAGCTAGGATATGCAGAAATGTCTTTCAATAGATTGACATTATATAGGCAAACTGATGTTCATACAGCAGTAATGCAACCTGATTGGTTTGTTGGAGATTCCTACAGAATTAATCAAATGATGTTTATTTAAAGATGGAGAAAGATATGAACAATCAAAGCGAAGGCCGAATTTACTCATTATTTCCTACTCCTCTATACACATATAAAACAGAAAATCCAGAATATGCCGAGATACAAGCCGAACTAAAAACAGTAGTTGATAAACTTTATCTAGAAGATGGTTGGGGACAAAATCCCCTTTGGAATTCTTATGCCATGTACTTATCTAATAAAGGTAATTTTATAGAGAATATTTTAAAAGACGAAACAATGAGAGCGATGACCTCGTGCATCATGCACCATTGTCTCAATTATATGAGAATGATGAATGTTAAACCGCTGTACAAACCAGCAATAGAAACTTCTTGGTTAACACTAACTAGGCCAGGACAGTATGCTCACGTTCATGATCACGGCACTAGCCATATCAGCGGAGTATATTGGTTTAAAACCAACGGGCAAGACGGTGATATAGTTTTTAGAAATGCTCTTAAAGCATTAAAATGCAATCCAATAGGTAGTTCGTATGCTCATGAAAACGCATTTGCTCCAGAGCAAGGCAGAATAAGTATGTGGCCTGGCTATTTAGATCACAGTGTTAATGAAAATACAACCAATGAAGATCGTATTAGTTTGTCTTTTAATATTTTGTTAGAAACCGGAGCAACCAATTAATGTTATATATTTTCGGCGATAGTTTTAGTGTACCTGATGCACACAAGCATGAAACATTTGGTCCTAAAGGCCTGATAATGTTCATGCCGTTAGAAAAGAATTGGACCAGGATTGTTAGTGAAAGTATAATCGGAGATGATAATCATGTAAATGACGCTTTGCTCGGCTGTTCCAATGAGTATATTTTGCATACCCTGAGAAATCGTGAATCATCATTTAAAAGTGGCGACCGTGTTATAGTACAACTTACTTCTTATTACAGAGAATGGTTCTTCGAAGATAAACCGGGCATGGCAAATTTCATAAATGCAAAATTTGTGCCAGGAGTTCATGTTACAAAAGAACAGGCCAATGCATTAGAAATGTATAAAAGGCATTTGTATTCCGATCACCGTCTTTTGCTACACTATGATGCAATTCTTGATTCGATAACTTTTAGAACTACACTATATGCACAACAAGGTATTCGATGTTTGATCCTGCCAGGGTTTCACAACGTTGCAGGAGTAGAAGGAACTATGTTTAAAACCTCAGGCTCTGAGTTTGACTCAGAGGAAACGGCTGCGATATATCGTGCCGAAACTGGCGATCTGCGTTATAATCACTTTTCAGAAGTTAATCATAAAATTTTAGCAGATAAAGTAATCGACTTTTTTAACACCGGTAAAACTGTGGATCTCACAAGTGATTTTAAAACTGGCATGTATACTAAAGATAATATCTAATGATGATACACCTTGAAGGATACCCAGTAAGCATTTCTCGATTGAATCTTGAAGATCTAAAAATGCTACAGGATCATTATCTTCCATTGATATTAAACGGCAAAGAAGATGAATACAAAGGAGAAGAAAGCAGGATTTCTAAAAATGCATCTCAACGCTGGAGCGACACTGATTTTTTTAAAAAATGGAATGATACACTACTGCCTGCGCCCTATATTCAATCGTATATAGACTCGTTCATGTTTCAATTTCCTTATAAAGTTGAAATAGATACATGGTATAATGTGCATAATCAATATGACCATCAACAGTTACACAATCACATAACAACAAATGTACCGGCATTTTCGTGTGTGGTTATACTAAAGCAACCTAATGAAAATTCAGGTCAGCTGGTTTTTAGGGCTCCTAACCTATCAAATCATTTAAAGTATTTGGAATTAGATCCGTTGGATCAATATCCAAACATATATAAACCACCAATGGAGGAAGGAATATTGATAATATTCCCATCTTGCCTTGAACATTATGTGTATTACAATCAAACAAATGAATCAAGAGTTGTATTTGCATCAAACATAGTGATAAAAAGACAAGGTAAGTTGTTTTAGTACAATGTTTTGATAAATACTAAAAGGGCCAAACTACGTGAGCAAACTATCTATTTTAGATAATATTAGATTGATTTCTAGAGAATCCGAATTTCTTAATAGAAAAATTGGATCTAAAGGTGAAATTTTCTATGATAGAGATGCCAATACTCTTCGTTTGTATAACGGACAATTGCAAGGTGGTATTTCACTAGCCAAAAGCAATTTAACCAATGTCTCCAACTCAGATTTCCTCGCCAAGGCTACTTCAGCAGGGTTCAGCGGCGGGGTTCAGACAGGAATAGCAGGCAAAATAGCCTACTATCCCTCAAATGGTTCTCAGGTCAATGATCTCACTGCACTGACTTGGCTAGATGACAGCACAAATACTCTGATATTGTCTGGTGTAATAGATATCACAGGTCAAAAAAATCGTATAAGATTCCACTGGGACACGCTAGCAGATCTCAACGATGAAGTTTCGCCTGTAGATTATCACGGCATGGTAGCACACGTACACGATACGGGAAAATTGT